GGCAATCGCCGTCTACAACGGGTTCTCACCAAGCACTGCGCAAGGCACCGGACTGAGCAGCGTTGTGAAGATCAACGGGCTGCAACGATTGGTCGCAAGCAACAGTCAGGTCAATGTCATGTGCGTGGGCACGGTCGGCGCCACGATCACCAATGGGGTGGTGCGTGATGCTGGCGGCAACCTCTGGAACTTGCCTGCCTCTGTGGTGATCCCAATCGCTGGTCAGATTTTGGTCACGGCAACTGCCCAGCAAGCAGGAGCCATTGCAGCACCCATTGGAACGGTGAGCATCATCCAAACCCCACAGCTGGGCTGGAACTCAGTGAGCAATCCCTCTGCTGCCACTCCAGGCAATCCGGTCGAGACGGATGCAGCCCTGCGGATCCGGCAAAGCAACTCGGTCTCACTGCCCGCCATGAGCACGCTGGCAAGCATCATGGCAAGCATCAGCGCGATTACTGGGGTGACCCAAGTGGCGGCATACGAGAATGCAACCAACAGCACAGATAGCAACGGGCTTCCGCCCCACAGCATCAGCATGGTGGTGGCTGGTGGTGCAGCAGCTTCTATTGCGGCTGCTATCTTGGCGAAGAAAACGCCGGGCACTGCAACATACGGATCCACCTCACAGTCGGTAAATGACACGATTGGTCTTGCCCACACGATCAACTTCTATACGCCAAGCATGCAGACCATCACGGTGGCCGTGAGCCTGCACCCGCTGACCTCTGGCTATACGACGGCGATTGGTGTGAAGGTGCAGCAAGCAATCGTTGACTACATCAATGCCCTGCTGATTGGTCAAAGCATCTACCGGGACCGCCTGTTCATGCCGGCCCAGTTGTTCGGCGCTGCCGACTCGCTGACCTACAACATCACAGCGATCACGATTGCTATCTCGCCGGGCTCACCGGCAGCGTCTGACATTGCCATCGCGTTCAACCAAGAAGCCCTGTGTGCCTTGGCTAATGTGACGATCACTCTGGTGTGACCATGACAGCAGTCATTGATACTTACGTTGCTCTGCTTCCGTCAGAGCATGCTGACAAGCCCCTATTCACCTCTGCGCTGAAAGCACTGGTGCAGGGGTTTGTGGACGAACTCAATGCGGAGATTGCCATTGCTACCGGCTTTGACATTGATACTGCAGTGGGTGCCCAGCTGGACCAGATAGCTTTGTGGGTTGGGGTCAATCGCTTCCTGAGCCTGCCCATCACTGGTGTCTACTTCTCGTTTGATACGGCGGGCGTTGGTTGGGATCAGGGTATTTGGAAACTTGCCACTGACCCGAGCACCGGTATCTCGGCGCTTCCTGATGACTCTTTCCGCATCCTGATCAAATCCAAGATTGTCGCCAATCATTGGGATGGCACGACGCCGGGGCTGATGAGCATCATCAACTACGTGTTCGCTTCTGCCGTCGGCACTTTCATCTTCGTGTACGACAACCAAGACATGAGCATGAACGTCGTGATTACTGGGGTGGCCCTGAGTCCCGTAAACTATGCCCTGCTGACGCAGGGGCACATAGTTCCAACACCAGCCGGCGTGCTTGTTAACTACATCACAGGCTCTGGTGGCTCTCCTCTCTTTGGCTTCGATGCCTCTAGTCCTTACATTGCTGGTTTTGACACCGGCACATGGGCTCCTTAATTTTTTAACGTGAAGGAAATACGATGCCGGGTACTAATCAATTCCAAGCCCTCGCGCTGGGTGGTGGGGCAAACGTCCTTACCCCTGCCGCGTATGCTGCACTCACTTCGCTGATTGCCAACGGATACCAATCAGGTACTGCCAGCTCGCAGCAAGTAAACACCACGCTGCGTCAGGCCACATTCGTTGCCAATGCCATTGCCCAGATTATCGCCAACAACGGTGTGAATGCTTTGGATGATGGCAACAGCGCCACCTTCGTGACCAACCTGCTAGCGGCTATTGCTGCTCAAGGTGTGACTGCTACCCAGTTTGATAACACCACGAAAAACGCCACCACAGCTTTTGTCCAAAAAGCCCTTGGTAGTTTTGCTGGTCGCTATCAGTCAACTGGTACGGAGACTTTGACAGCGGCACATGCCGGAAAAGTGATCAACATGGCCGGGGTGAATGGGGTAATCACCCTGCCACTTTCTACATCAGTACCCCCCGGGACCACCATCACACTTGAATCCGCAAACACAGGGCAAAGTGTGGCGCGTCAAGGTGGAGATATTATTTTTGGATCATTGAGTGGTAACACAAGCGTGGTCTTGCTAAGCAGTGATAGTTTGGTCCTTGAGTCTAACGGCTTCACTGGTTGGACTGTCATTGGTGGTACAGCAGCAATGCGTGGCTCCCCCGGTTTCCAAACTAACTTTGGTGGATATGCATGGCTTCCCACCGGGATGATTCTGCAGTGGATGAACGGCAACGCGGGTGGTGGTGGTGCCTACAACGACAACACCTTCCCGATTGCTTTCCCCCACACCTTCCTGGTATGCACTGCTTACCACGCCGGGTCTGATGCATCGGTGAACATCATCCAGGATGCTACGCAACCCAACACTGCCACGACCTTGCGCCTTCGCAGCACCTACTCCACTGCTGTGGCTACTCCAATCTTTGCACTGGGATTCTGAACATGCTTTATTCACAAACTACCCGTGGCTTCTACCTTGCTGGACGCCACCCCAACATTCCAGAAGATGCCGTAGAAATCACGGACGAGCAGCATCAGGCTTTGCTTGATGGTCAGGCTGCTGGCCAAGCGATCATCCCAGACAGCACAGGCGCCCCCATCTTGGGGGATCACCCGGAGCCTGAGTTTGACGTGCTCGTTGCCTTCACCAAGGAGCAAGTGCGTGCTGCCCGAGCCCCCATCTTTGCCAGCCTTGCCGGGATGCAATCACAGGCACTGGCTACGGGAGACACCACCCTTGCTGCGAGCATCGCTACGATCCAAAATCAACTGAAGGCCCTACCAGACTTGGACATCAGTGCTTGCAAAACACGCGCTGACCTTGTTTCTGCTTTTGCAGCTGCTTGGAAGGCCATTGTGGTCACCGTGCCAGAAGCCGTCCTGAGCGCGTTTAAGGCGGTGGTGTGATGGTTGCATCAACTCTGTGGCAACTCATCGCAGGAGTCTTCCTGGGGCTTCCTATCCTGATGTTTGTGCTCTACGTCATCGGGATCCAGTACGAGCGGATCACACTGCCCATGCCGGTCCGCTTGTTCTGCCTCGTGTTCGCCCTGCCAGCCCTGATCCTTGACTTCATCCTTGAATGGACGGTCATATCGGTTTACCTCTGGCAGTGGCCGCAGGATGCTGACGACGGAACCGGCAATACAGAGTGGACCATTAGCGACCGGCTAAACAGGCTCTGCTTGCAGACTGACTGGCGTGGCTCGGTTACGTTGGCCATCAGCAAGGTGCTCAATACTTTTGCTTACCGCAACAACCACATCCCTAACGCTGTGGGGCGCTAACTCTTTTCAACTACTGAGGACCTATCTTGATGCCCGAACCATCATCCGTAGCAGCGGCCACCCTGACTGCTATCCCGACCACCATACCAATGGTGATAATCTTTGGAGTCCCGCTTGGCCTCCGACCGGACATGCTCATCGCAGGTTTCTTTGGCTCGCTCGTCGCCATCATCCTGCTCAACAGCGTGCCCAGTGAGGGCGATACTTTGCAGCACCTACTGCGGAGTACGTTCAAGCGGATGTTCGTTGCACTTGCCTCCAGCCTCACCGCTGGCTACTTGACCCCCCTTGCTCTGCTCATTGCTAACGTACCGGATCCGCTCATCCTGTCGGCCGCATTCGCAGTTGGTGGGGGCGCGCAGAAAGTGCTGGTGTCGACCATCATCAAGTTCAGCGCGCCAGCAACCGTGCCCCCCAACCCACCCGCGCATGGAGGTACCTAACATGAGCACCATAGTCTCCGTCATCCATTGGCTCGCCGCGGTGATTGTGCTCGCGGAAGCCCTGAACAAGTTGGAACGCTCAATGCCGCATGCTCCGGGCATTGGGCGGCGCCAGCGAGTCGTTGACAGCCTGAAGGCCCTGTCGTGGGCCTTGATGGCTCTTGGTGCTGGTGGGGCCTTGGTGGGGCCTTTGCTTGGTGGTCTGGGCCTGCGCATTGATCAGGCTCAGGTCATCATCCCGAAAGCACCGTCCGCGTCGGAAACAGTCACCATGCTGGGTCTGGCTTTTATGATCATTCGTACACGAGTCAAAGAAGGATAAACCATGAGCAAAACAACAGAAGAGTGGGCCGGCATTCTGAGCGAGTGCGGAGTAGAGCCTGCTGTAGTTGAAGTTTGGGCACCCGCCTTTGCTGAAGTGATCCAAGACGATACCTTCAGTGCTGGTGATGCCGACATCATTCCTTTCATCGGACAAACCCTTGTCGAGACCGGCAAGCTGAAGCGTCTGGAGGAGAACCTGAGCTACAGCGCCGAACGCTTGATGGCCGTGTGGCCCCGCCGCTTCCCGACTTACAGTGATGCCGCCGGATATGCCCACCAGCCTGAAGCCCTTGCCAACAAGACTTACGGCGGACGCATGGGCAATGATGAGCCGGGCGACGGGTGGAAGTACCGCGGTCGTGGCATCCCCATGATCACCGGTAAATTCAACTACTCCCAGCTTGGTCAACTGATGGGCCTTGACCTCCTGAATGACCCTGATCAGCTTGCTGAGCCTGCAACGGCCCTGCGCTGCGGCATCCACTGGTGGGAAGGTCACATTCCGGATTCCATCCTGGAGGACACGAAGAAAGTGTCCGAGGCAGTCAATGGTGGTGACATCGGCCTGAAGGATCGTGTGGCAATGACGGACTTGGTTCGTAGCGTGATGGCATGACAGCAGAAGTTATTGATCTTGGTGATGATCACACGATTGAATTTACCAGTTACAAAGGTGATAACCGATCTGGTGCAATCGTGACCCACAAAACACCTGCCGGCGTTCTTTGTGAAAGTTTTATATCTTTTCGTGATCATGCATGGGTGGCTGAGTTCA